TTATTGGCCAAAATTCATGTGGCAAAGCAGCACATGCGTTTGACCGATGGCGAATACGAGATGATCTTGCGATCGCTCAACGTTTCCACCGCCGCCGACCTGACCATTCCGCAGTTAGAAAACATGATCAAGCTGCTCAAGCATTACGGATGGAAACCGGCGAGGAACCCGCACGCGCGGCGTGAATCGCCTCTTCCGGCCCTGCGCCGCCGGTGCGTGGAAGCCGCCGCGAAAATCGAAAACGGCGAGCGCCGTCTGGCGGGCCTGGCGCAGCGGATCTGTGGCACGGCGCAGCTTGCCTGGTGCCGCGATGCAAAACACCTCGAGCGGCTTCTTGCCGTCCTGGGCAGCATAGTAAAGGAGGAAAGCAATGGCAGATCTTAAGGATGACAAAATCGCAGTAGACAGCACGGAATACCGGAACCGGCTGCTGGCGGAGCTGACGAGCCACATCGGCTCCGGCAACGCCATCGGCATGCCCGCGTTGTACCAGGCCGTCTTCGACCGGCCCTGGTCGGACCGGATCAACGACACCCGTCATGTCCGCAAGCTCATCACCATCATGCGTGCGGAGGGCGTCCCGATCTGCTCAACCGCTTCCAACGGCGGAGGCTATTATCTGGCCGCCGCGGGCAGCGAGCTGGCGGACTACCTGCGTCGCGATAAATATCGCGCCCTGCGGATTCTCCGCCGGTCGGCCAAGATCCTGAAGATGAGCCTCCCCAATTACCTGGGCCAGCTCAAGATGGAAGCGGAGGGGTGTGCCGATGACGCGGAATAAGAGCGCACAGAGCGATATCAACGCGATCGCGGAATTGCTGCTTCAGTCCATTGCTCATACGACAGGCCTGATAAAGCAGCAGACAGACGAATATAATGCCGCCGTGGCGGCGTTATCGGAGCAATTCGGCAAGACCATCGCCTATCTGCGCCGCGATCTGGCGGCGGATGAAAAAGCGCTGATCGCCATGATGAAGAAAAACAAGACCGTCTTATTCGACGGCGTGGACGTCGTTAACCTGGGGCCGGGCAGTCTGATCTACAATCTGACCGATCATGTGACCATACCGCGCAACGCGCTGGCTGCATGCAAATCAAACGGCTTCCTGGATGTTGTGAAATCGGTTGAATCGCTCGATCGCGCCGCCGTCGAAAAGTGGCCGGATGCCAAGCTGGCCGCCATTGGTGCGGAGCGGAAACCGAAGGAAGAGTTCAAATATTCATTAAAAGGAGAATAATCATGACCCTACAGGCGAAGAAAAACTACTGCACCGCAAAAGGCGCGTGCGTTGTTCCGAAAGGCGTTCAGGAATCGTCATGCACGCATTGCAGACCGTGCATGACAAACGGATTGTGCGTTTACCGGGTATGGTTCGAAGACCGTTGTCTTTCGCCGTTTGCCCTGAGCGCCGCCCGGGGAGCCACCGGAGAACGGGAGGCAACCGCATGATCGCCCTCTTTATTACCATCATCGTCGTGTACCTGGTCGGCGTCATGTGGGGGATCGGGATCAGCCGGATACTGCGGGAAAGGCGGCGTCTGAAAATCATTCAACGACGAGAAAGGATAGGCAACGCATGAGCATTCGGACAGGGCACGCGGTCCGCGACCGTCAAGTCGGCGGCGACCATTATCGCAGCAAAGAAATACAACCCTGGGACGCGATGGAAGCCTGGATGAGCCCCGAGCAATTCCGGGGCTACCTGCGGGGGAACATCATCAAATACATTGCCCGGTGCGACGACAAGGGCGGTCGGGAAGATCTGCAGAAAGCCCAGCATTACCTGGCGAAGCTTCTGGAAGCGTATCCGCAAGCATTACTGAAGGAAAAATCATGATCATCACCTGCCCATATTGCCATAAGGAACTGGATATCATGCATATTGAAATGGACAAGGATCTGCGTTTTGTCTTTGAGGCGCTGCCGAGTTTCGGTACGCGATACTCCAACCTGGTGATGGGCTACGTGCAGCTGTTCGGCGTGACACCCTTTTCGGTGAAGGCCAAGAAACTGCGCCTGCTCGTCGAGGAAATGAAGCGCCTGTTTGAAAGCCAGGCGTTTTCGTACCAGAAAAAGACGTACCGGATCAGCCACGCGGGGATCGGCGAGGCGCTGGATCTGTGCGTCAAAAAAAATTGGAGCGATCCCCTGGACAGCCATAATTACCTCAAGCGGGTGATGATCACCATCGCCGAGCGCGAGGAAAAGGACGGGTCCCGCGCTGCGGAAAAAGATTTGCGCGCCAAAGAGACCCGGCTGATGTCCGGCGCCGGACGGGCGGAATCCACGGAGGATTTGAGCCGGATCACCGAAGAGCAGCGCCGGCGCAACCTCGTCCGCGTGGGCGAGATCATCCGGGGGATCGGGGGATAGATGGCGCTCAATCCTGGTTATAGTGTTTTGGCGAAAAGGGAGAAGATCGCGGCAAAGCCCGCGCTCACCTTCGTGTGCACCCACTGCCACAAGCCCTGCCTGGAAGTGGATCGGGAGCCGGGCGCGTTCCGCGTCCGCTGCTCCCACTGCCGCCGCTGGGTCTATGGCGAGAAAATAGTCATTCCTCGCTGAAGTCAGAATCATCCGGCGGCGGAATCGGTTTTTGATCTGGTTTTGGTGGAGGTTCAGGCTTTGGATCAGACATGCCAAAGCCTCAAAAGAGCGGCGGCAAGGATAAACACAAAGGAGCAAAACAGGCATGGAGCTGCTATTCTTAGTATTTTTACTAATTTCTTTTTTCTGGCTTGATTTGTGATGTTGCATTCATTGAGCCCGTTGATCAGCACCACGATCACATTCGTATCGGCGTGCGGGTCAGTGGCGCAGATGTCATGAGACTGCGCGGCGAGATCATGGGGACGGTAAAGATGAGAAACATTGGCCCCTTTGCCCCAGAGGACATAAAGGGCGAGCAGAAAAGCCGCCGCGTCGAGAAAGAGGGCGATGCCTAGCGCGGCGCCGGAGGCGGGAGAAACCCCCGCGTCTTTAATCAGAAAGAGGGAGACGCCCAGAATGACCGAAGCCGTCCAGAGATACGTTTTAGCCACATCCACGATCATCGTCATGCGGTTGAGCAGCAACAAGTGCCCTTCGCGCCCCATATCGAGGATTTTTAAAAGCGATTCTTTGTAAGCGGCGTGATTGAAGTCCATGAGTGAATTATATAAAAAAACGGATCCGGACGCAAATGAAAATGTTCTTGACAAATCATAACCATTTCGCTTATTTTGAAGGCCTAAACACCGTCAGCGGATCATCCGCGCCCGTCAACAGCGGTTTTTTTGTGCCTTCCATGAACACGGGGTCACGCAATTAGCCGATGAGGCGGGTCGAGAGGGGCCAATACAACAGCGTTCGCGCGAATAACCCCCGTCGTCTGACGGCGATTAGTGAGACCCGCTACCTCAGCTAACGTAGCGTAACCCCTAAAAACCGTCAGGAGGCACCAAATGAAAGAAGACACCAAGCAGCACCCCGTTGTTGTCATCGTCAACAATCAAACCGTCACCACGTCCTGGGAAGTTGCCCGTTATTTTGGCAAAGAGCATAAGAACGTTTTGCAGACTATCCAAAACCTTGAATGTTCGGAAGAGTTCAACCGGCTGAATTTTCAGCCCGTTGAATACAGAGATGCCAAAGGCGAAAAGCGCCCCATGTACAACATCACGCGCGACGGATTCGTGTTTCTGGCGATGGGCTTTACCGGCCCGAAGGCGGCCCGGTTCAAGGAAAACTACATTCTGGCCTTCAACAAAATGGAGGACGCCCTGCAGCGCATCCAGAGCGAGGCGCTGATCGAAGAGACCAAGAAGAAGGCGCTGGCTTATTTCCGGCGCGGCGTGGGGCTTACGCAGCTTTTGCAGGATCGTCACTCACTGGAAAAGGTTGAGAAGTTTTACTGGTTTCGCGTCCACGGCAAGCTGACGCATTACGAAGCCGCCCATGTCTGCTGCCTGGAGCCGCAGCACGCCGACGCCATCGCCACGGCGCTGCGCGATATCGGTTTGGCGCTGCCCGTCATTTCAGGCCAGGTCCGGCAAAAGGAAATCAGCCGTTGCTTTGCTGAGGCGTCCGGCGGCTTTTTGCCGTTTGATCTGCGCACCGCGCTGGCCGACACCTCCAAAAAGGAGGAGGTGCAGCCATGAATAATACAACCAATACTTATGATCCCAGTGCGGAAATTAAGGCATTGGCAGCCGCCGTCCTCAAGACCGAAAAACTGCACCGCGAAATGGAAGAACAGCTTGCGGTCCTTCGGCGTTACGTCCTTCGCTATGGGGCCCCCGACGCCTGCGGCAAGGAGGTGACCGATGAGCAATAACAGCCTGGACAATGCCATGATTCCGCTCAAGCCCATCTGGGACGCGATCAATGAAGTCTCCCGCATCCAGGAGATTGCCTCCACAATGGCCATCCTCACGTCTGATGATCACCTGAATCCGGACGTGGAGCCCGGCATCCTTTCCGTGGTTTTTCTGGACGTGAGCGAACGCCTCTTTGAAGCGGCCAAAGCGTTCAGCGCCGCGCGCGCTCAGATAAAATTCGTACCGGATCAGGTTTAAAATCCTTTTGCAGGCGGCCTTCGGGCCGCCTTTTTTATGACAATTTTTTATTTTGAAAAAAGTGAAATCGATCTATTTACCGCGTATCAAAAAAAATTGCAATTTATTTTAAAAAATGCTTGATTTTTACAAAATTCGGGTGTAGAAATAAACTTGTAAGTCGATCTTTTATAGTTATCGAGGCGGCCTGACCGCCCTTTGGGAAGTACAGGAGCTCTTGAAGCCCGACACCGGAACAACAGATTCCGGCGTCGGGCTTTTTTATTTTGCGCAGGGAAAGACGATGGACGATCTAAATTACGAAGGTAGATGGAAATGGTTTACCTACTCTGATTTCGTCTGCCGCTGCGGCTGCGGGCGCAATCATACCGATCCCATCCTGATTGACATGCTGGATTCCGCGCGCAGCGCCGCGGGCGTTCCGTTTCTGGTCAATTCCGGCTATCGCTGCCCGGCGCACAACCAGGCCATCGGTTCCCACGCCGATAATCACCCTTCGGGCGAGGCGGCGGATATCCGCTGCACCGAGGGGCCTGTCCGCATCAAAATGATCGTTGCGCTGATCAACGCCGGGTTCCGGCGGATCGGCTTTCATAACGGATTCATTCATGCCGACCGCATGGATCAATCGCACGGCCGGGTTCAGTCGTTCTGGCCATATTGATTGACGCACGGATAAAGAAAACTCCAAGGGCGGCTCCGGACAAAAGCGGGTTTCCCATCTCCTTCCCGCCGGCGTCCGGAGCCATAGGAAGGGCAATGACGGAAATACTCACAGCCTTGATCAACGAGGACATAGACGCCCGTTTTGCGCGGCTGCACGCCCCCTTTGCCGTGTGGTCGGAGGTGCTCGGGCGCCGCGTAGAGGCGCCCGCCGGATTTGTGCACGATTACGAGAGCGTTCCGGTGATTCGGGGGACCTCGCGGCGCGGCGGCGTGATCCACGACTACCTCTGCCGCTTCGACAGCGACCCCATAGTCACCAAAAAGCAAGCCGCCCAGGTCTATCTCGAGGTCATGGCCTGCCGCGACGGCCTGCCGGACAGATACAGTCATTTGTCTTCCGTTAGCTTGTGGGCGCGCCGCTGGATCAAGTACGGCGTGGTGCGCGTATGGCCAGGATATTTTCACCGGCACAAAGTCGCTGCGACTTATGAAGAAATGAGCGGGGCAGAATAATGGGCGATGCACTGGACCGGGCACAGGCAGCCAGCGAAGTCTACCAGGACGCGGCCATGCGATCATTTTGGGCGCGGAAGGCGGCCGCTATCGCCAATGCCCATAGTGCGGATGCGACATGCGAGGATTGTGGCCATCCGATCCCGCATGACCGTTTGCAGGCCAATCCGCAGGCAACGCGCTGCGTCCGGTGTCAGGGAAAATTCGAACGCAGGCCAGGAGGCCGATAATTGGACACACTGTCATTATCCGGAATATTGAAAGTAGTGGCCGATTTCGGCATCGTCGGCCTGGTCATATATCTTTGGTGGTCCGACAACCGCAGGCTCTGGGCCGTGATGGACCAGTACAAGAAAGACATGGACGAGCAGCGCAAGATGTACGAGGCCAACGCGTCGCTCTGCCGGGACTTTTCCAGCATAGCCAAAGACCTCCGTGACATCGTGACCCTCAATATCCAGCGCATGACGGAAGTGAAAGACGCCGTGAACCAGAATCAATTCTGCCCGTATCTGCGGGTGGAAAAGCAAAAGCAAGTCAAATCGATGAAACCGGATGGTGATATATGAGTGAACGCCTCAAATGGTTAGGACGCCGGCAGGAACTGGAACTGGAAAAGAAGCGACTGGAGATCAGCATCGCCGGCCTGATTCATAACCTGCGCGAAGCGCTGGATCCCCTGGCGGACATCGAGGAGCTGGATCCGCAGAAGATCGCCACCTGGACGGCGGATCTGGACACATCCCGAAACCGGTACCGAGCAGTCCTGAACGATCTGAAGAAGATCAAGGAGATGATCGGATAATGCCCGCGCGTTCGAAAATACACTTATTGCCCGAAGAGATCCGGGCTGAACTGGAGCGCCGGCTGATCACCAGCGGGTTTTCCAATTATGACGCCATCGCGAAATGGCTGCGCGATCAGGAATACGACATATCGCGTTCCGCCGTGCACCGCTTCGGCCAGGATTTCGCCGCCAAGTGCGAGGCGATTCGGGAGGCCACGGAGCGGGCAAAGGCAATCGTGGCCACCGTCGGCGATGACGAAGGCAACATGAATGAAGCCCTGATCCGGCTGATCCAGCAGTTGACCTTCGACATCCTCATCAATAAACAGGACGCCGATATTGCCGCCTTGTTGCCGAAAATGGGCGTCATGGTGGCCAAAATATCAAAAGCGAGCGTTGACCAGAAAAAATGGATGGCCGACGTTCGGGAAAGAGCCAGGAAAACCGCCGACGACGTCATGAAAGTCGCGAAGGCCGGCGGCATGTCTGAGAGCACGGCAAAGGAAATCCGTGAACGCATCCTGGGGATCGTGTGATGATGACCGACCAGACCTTACAGAATGACTTTGACCAGGCCCGCCAGACGCCGGGCGGCGTGTTGTTGCCGTATCAGGTCCGCTGGGTATCCGATCCGGCCGACGTCAAATTCATCGAAAAGTCGCGCCGGGTGGGCATCTCCTGGGCGGAAGCCGCCGACGACACCCTCTACGCCTCCGAAAAGGGTAAGGGAGAGAAGCGCAACGTCTGGTACATCGGCTACACCAAGGACATGGCGCTGGAATTCGTGAACGACTGCGCCAACTGGGCCAGAGCATACAACCTGGCCGCCTCCGCAATCGAAGAGTATGAAGAACCGGATGAAGACGAAAACGGGATCGTCAACGAAAAGAAAATCCTGGCCTACAAGATCACGCTGGAATCGGGCTGGCGCATCACCGCGTTGTCCAGCCGCCCCACCAATCTCCGTGGGAAGCAGGGCCGCGTCGTCATCGATGAAGCCGCGTTTCACGACGATCTGCCCGGATTGCTGAAAGCGGCGATGGCTCTCCTCATGTGGGGCGGCCAGGTGCGCGTCATCTCCACGCATTTCGGCGACCAGAACAAATTCAACTCCGTCATCCAGGACATTCGCGCCGGGAAAAAGCCCTACAGCCTGCACCGCGTCACGTTCGACGACGCGCTGGCCGACGGCCTTTACCGGCGGATCTGCGAAGTCCTCGGCCGCGCCTGGTCTCCCCAGGCGGAAGCGGAATGGCGCCAGGGCATGATCGACTCCTACGGCGACGACGCCGATGAGGAACTGTTTTGCATTCCCAGCCAGGGCAGCGGCGTGTGGCTCACCCGCGCCGTCATTGAAAAATGCCTCAGCCCCGACATTCCCGTGATGCGTTACGAACAGCCGACGGTTTTCGCTGAACTGCCGGATCCCGTCCGGGAGGCGGAGGTCGCAGACTGGTGCGGGGAGCACCTGCTTCCGCATCTGACCGATCTGGATCCCCATCAAAATTCCGTCGTCGGCGAGGACTTCGGCCGCTCCGGGGATCTGACCGTCATCAAGCCGTTGCTGGAGCAGCAAAACGCCAGTTGGCGGGCGCTTTTTCACCTGGAACTGCGCAACATCCCGTTTGCGCAGCAGGAGCAGATCGTCGATTACATCCTCGAGCGGCTGCCCCGCTTCCGTTACGGCGCCTTCGACGCGCGCGGCAACGGCCAGTACCTGGCGGAGCGCGCCATGCAGCGTTACGGCGCCGACCGCATCGCCCAGGTCATGATCACCGAGCAGTGGTACCGCGACGCCATGCCCGCTTACAAGGCGGCGTTTGAGGACGGGACCATCACCGACGCCCGCGACGCCGATCTGATTGACGATCACCGGGCCGTCAAAATGATCAAGGGCGTCGCCAAAGTGCCGGAGACGCGGCAAAAAGGCAAGGACGCGAAGAAGCGGCACGGCGATTCCGCCATTGCCGGCGCGATGGCCTGGTATGCCACCAGGGCCGAATGGGGCGGCGAGATTGAATTTGAGAGCACCGGCGTCAAGTGCGCGACGTCCGGCGCGAGCATGGGACATTATTTGAACGTATAGGAGCTCCTGTTGTCCCCCGCGCGCGTGACCTTTAGGTTAGGCGGGGGTGGGGGGGGTGGTTGAACACATGGCAGACGAAAAGAAAATTATCGCTCCGGCAACTGACGAAGTCGCGACGCTGGAAAAGGACATCGACCTTTTTGCCGGCTGGATCAAGCGTCTGGAAAATCCGGATCCCGTATTGCGCGCGGAGGCGGCGGGCCGAGGCCTGCGCCTGTACGACGAAGTGGATCGCGACGCGCACGCGGGCAGCGTCATTCAGCAGCGCATCATGTCCGTGGTCGGCAAGGAATGGGAAATCCTTCCGGCCAAAACCGTCCGCCGGACCGGTCGGCCGGCGGCGGCGAGCAAGGAACAGATTGTCGCCGAATATGTTTCCGGCGTTTTGCAAAACTGCAACTTTGATCAGGCCAGGCAGGAGCTGCTCAAGGGGATTTTGTACGGCTTCTACAACGTCGAAATCCTCTGGACCGTCCGGAAGGGCGCGCTGGCCGTCTCCAGGTTCCTGGGCAAGCATCCCCGGCGGTTTGTGTTTACGCCGCAGCGGGAACTGCGTCTGCTCACGCCGCAGAACATGATCGACGGCGAGGCGGTTCCGGAGAGAAAGTTTGTGACGTTCAGCTTCGGCGATTCCGACAATCCCTACGGCACGGGCCTGGGCCGCCGGTTGTGGTGGCCGGTGTGGTTCAAGAAGCACGGCATCAAATTCTGGATGATCTTTCTCGAGAAGTTCGGCATGCCGACGATCGTCGGCAAATACCCGTCCGGCACAATGCCCGCCAAACAAAAGGAGCTGATGGACGCCCTGGAGGCCATCCAGTCCGATACGGGCGTCAAGATACCCAACACGATGGACATTGCCTTTTTGGAAGCCTCGCGATCGGGCAAGGCCACCTACGAGCAGTTGTGCGAATACATGGACCGTCAGATATCCAAGGCGGTGCTGGGACAGACCGCCTCCGCCGACGGCACGCCCGGCAAGCTCGGCAACGAAGACATGCAGAACGACGTCCGCCAGGAGCTGGTCGAGGCCGACGCGGATCTGCTCGACGAGTGTCTCAATGAATCGCTGATCCGCTGGATTGTCGATTTAAACTTTCCCGGCGTGACGGCGTATCCGAAGATCAAGACCTTCGCCAACGCGAAGCCGGACCTGACGTCCCGCGTGAACGTGGACAAAACGCTGGTCGTCGACATCGGCCTGCCCGTGGCGAAAGCCTATTTTTACGAAACCTACGGCATTCCGGAGCCGGCGCCGGACGAAGAGCTTGTTGTTGTCCGGGCATCGACGCCCGGCGCCGGCAGGGCCGCGGACGACAACCGGGAGGAAAAGCAATTCGCCGACGCCGCGACCACGGCGGGCGCGGCGTTCACGCCCGATCAGCAGGTTGTCGAAAATCTTGCCGCCCTGGCCTTGCAGAGCGCATCTGCCCTGCTCGCCGAAAACGAAGCAAAGATACTGTCCGCCGTGCAGAACGCGGCAAGCTATGACGACGCCATGCAAAACCTGCTGGCGTTGTATCCGGATATGAACATGGACGCTTTGGCGCAGGCGCTGGAAGCCGCCCTGCTCAATGCCGATCTGTATGGCCGCTGGACGGTTGGAGAGGAGGCCCGATGATCGATATCGTCCCCCTGCCCAATAAAGAAGCCCAGGCCTTCTGGAAAGACAAAGTACCCATGTCGCCCGGTGAATTTCGCCGGTTATCCGATGAAGCCAAAACCCGCGCCTTTGCCGTATCCGGCATTGCCAAAGGCGATGAACTGGCAACCGTCATGGCCGCGATGCAAAAGGCCATTGACCAGGGCACAACGCTTGCCGATTTCAAAAAAGACTGCGCCGCCGTCTTTGAAAAGCGCGGCTGGACGGGCAGGCGCGCCTGGCGCATCGACAACATCTTCCGCACCAACATTCAAACGGCCTACAGCGTGGGACGCTATAAGCAGATGCAGGAAGTCAAAGCCCGCCGGCCTTATTGGCAATACAGCGCGGTCAACGACAGCCGCACGCGTCCTTCGCACGCGGCCATGCACGGGAAAGTTTACCCGGCCGACCATGCCTTTTGGGACACCTGGTATCCGCCCAACGGCTTCCGTTGCCGTTGCGGCGTCGTGACGCTTTCCGAACGCGACATCCGCGCGGAAAACCTGACCGTGGAAACCGACGAACCGACGGGCAAGCTGATTGAACCGGTCGATCCGGTTACCGGAAACAAAATGCCCGCGCGCCTGTTGATGCCGGATTCGGGCTTTGCGCACAACCCCGGAAAAAGCGCGTGGGGTGGCGTCGTAGACGCTTCGGAAAAGCCGGGCCAATGGGCAGCCGTGCCGAAAATTGAAACAGCGTCGGATTACCGGCGCAAGGCATTGGCGAATGTCCGTCCTGCCGACATTCCCGAGCTGGATGAAACCCGTCTACTGCCACATGGACAATCCGATGATTTCTATCGCGCCGAGTTCGTCAAGCGTTACGGAGAAGAGCGTGTCGTGCGTGACGTACTGGGTGAGCCCGTCATTCTGTCACTGCGCTCCTTTCTTGTGGATAAGACGCCGGGCGCTGCGCCCAAGTGGAAATTTACCAAAGAGGGGCATGGTGTGTCCATTCCGGTATTTGAAGAGATGCTGACTGCGCCTTACGAAGTATGGCTCACGCCGCAGAATGATAAAAGCACGGGCGCTGTCCGTCTGACCAAGCGCTATATCTCTTTGTGGAAAACGGCGGATAAAAAACGGATCGGCGGTCTGGCCGTGTACGAAGTCGTCAATGGCGTATTTCAGGGCGTGACGAATTTCCTGCCGTTCAAAAAGGGCACGACGACGGCAAACATGACGTATCTGGAAAAGCAACGCGAGGGCGTGTTGTTGTACCCAAAGAAAAAGGGCAAGTGACCGGCCCGGCTCACGAACCGGTTATCTTCGACAGTTCAGATCGGGTGGCCCCCTAAGCCGAAGATACCCTTTGAGACGTAAGCTAGGCCATTTGAGCCATAAAGTCAAGAGGTGCGAAGATATGCAGATCCACATCGACATCAATGACCGCGATGTTCAAAAGGGCCTGACCGCCATCCTGTCGCGTGGCGGAAACCTCAAACCGCTCATGCAGGACATCGGCGAAGACATCGCCCGTGTGGTGGAAGGCAACTTTGCGGCGGGCGGCAGGCCCGAAGCCTGGAAGCCTTCGGCGCGTTCCCGGCGCGATTCCGGAAAGCCCCTGACGGATAGCGGCAGGCTGCGGCGATCTATCACCGTGGCCGCCCGCAACAAAAGCGTTCGCGTGGGCACAAACGTCGAGTATGCACGCATCCACCAGCTCGGCGGCAAAACCCGACCGCACACCATTCGCCCCGTCAATGGGCGCGCATTATTCTGGCCGGGCGCAAAGCATCCGGTCAAAGCTGTTCGGCATCCCGGATCAACCATCCCGGCCCGGCCGTTTCTTGTGCTGACCGACGGGGACCTGCGGCGCATCGAGAGGATCGCGGAGGCCTTCATCCGGGAGGGAGCGGACCATGCGCGCTAAAACGCCCCAGAACGGCCCGAAGCCCGAAAAGGCGACCAACGGGGCAGGAGTTTCATTGACACGGTTTATAAACATAACCTCACGCGAAGCAGGGGCATCCTCAACGGACGTCCGGGCGCTTTGCGCGAAAGGAGGAAGGGAAAATGACAAAATTTGCCGGTTTTGAAGATTGGGTGCCCATTTTTCGCGGCGGCCCGCAAACCGATTCCAGCGGGAAACTGCACGACGGCGACGCGCTCATCGACCGCGCCCTGGCCAGGTTCAACGCGGAGATTCACGAGCCGCCCGCCTGCATCGGGCATCCGGCCCATGACAAGCCGGCGTACGGCTGGGTGGCCGGGCTCAAAAAAAGCGCGGACAAACGGGGTAACGTCCTTTTGGCGAAGTTCCGGCAGGTCGAGCCCACGTTCGCATCGATGGTTCAGGCCGGCCGCTTCAAAAAGCGCAGCGCCGCCTTTTATCCCGACGGCACGCTGCGTCATGTCGCTTTTCTGGGAGCGGCGCCGCCGGCCGTCAAGGGCCTGCCGGACGTCGCCTTCGCCGACGGCGACTTTACAAGCTTCGAGTTTACGGACGCGCCCTACACATGGACGTCGCTGGCGGACCGGCTGATTCCGGACTGGAAGATAGACGACTTGAGAGCGGCGGGCAACCCGCCCGCCGCGGAACCTTTAACCGCAGCATATACCGACAAGGAGGACAATATGACGTTCAAAGAAAAACT